AAGTCGCTCATGCGAACGCAGATAGTCGTTACAACGTAAAGGCGCAAAGCGAGAACGCTTATACGAATGACGATGTTTCTACGGTGTCCCACGTAGTGACTGTTCTCGGTAATGAACTGTTCAGTCCGTCTGGCATGGACATTTCTGATGTCTATGACAATATTAAGACTATTCGTACTTATGTCGGTAACGCAAGCGGAAACCCAGGGTCAATGAAGGTCATCAATTATGTGATGGATGCTGTCGGCAAACTTGTCAATGCCGACGAAACGCAAGTATATGTTGGCTTGGTTTCATTGATTAACAAGATTGGTCGTATCATCGCAAGCGACGATAATGTTATCGAACGTTTGGATAACACATCGAAGATTCATGATGCTAATAAGGATGCTTATGCAAAGGATGATGAATTAGATAACCCGATTGACGCATTTGCGCGTGCTCGACTCCGTCCTAAGAACTTTAAGACAACCGGTATTGTTTCAGACGCCGAAAAGGCTGAACGTCTTGCCTTCAAAGACAACTTGCGTGCTGCTATGAGTAAGAATCTGGAACTTGCCAAGTATGCATATGCACTTGGTAAGGCTATGGAGACTTTTGAGCATAGCATTGTCGATGATGATGAACGTTATAGCGACAACGAACGTGCCGAACGTATGTTCAACAGTATTGAAAGCAGCTTGATCAATGGTAACATGCTGTATGGCGAGATTGCTCCGTCGCTTCCACAACGTATTATCTACAACGCCATTTTTGACGATGAACGTGCTGGTAAGTTGAACTATCCAGCTACCATGACTGCGGTTAACCACATGGCTAACGGTTACAACCTCCGTCTGCTTGCCAAGGAATTTGTAAAGCCGGGTGGCAATAACGGACGTACCACTGGTGCCGAGTGGGCTTCTAAGCGTGACAAAGCCACGTTTACTTACTCTAATACCAATAATTCGTTAACTCCAGTTAAGGCGAATTCTTCTATCAATTCCGGCGTAGGCATTGACCCTGATGTGGATAAGTCGGTCATTATTGCGTCTTGGTTTAACCCGGACAATCCGATTACGTTTAACTTGTCGGAATCTGAATCGACGGGTGACGTAATAATTTCTAAATATGCTATGACAAGTCTTGTGAAGTCGGCTCGCCGATACATCTGCTCTAAGATTGCGGACAATATTGGTAAAATAGATGAAATGACTGGTGAAGTCACATTGTCTAATAAGAAGACTTCTGACGCACTCAAGTCCGCCGTTAAATCTATTCACGCGCTGGCCGATGATCTTGAAACTCCTATTGCCGACGTTATTGTTGCAACGACTTCTCTAGGCCAGAAGAGTGCTCGTGCTGGTCTTATCGACCGTGCAAAGACGGCGCTTATCAACAATGACGAATCGTACACAATCGAAGACATGGGTGATATCGCTTCCGAAACCAACGTGTTTCCTGAACGTGTGTCCAAGGATTTGTCTAAGGTTGACCAAGACTGGGTCGAAAAGATGACGAGCCTTGTGGCGGCGATTCCTGACGAATTGTCTATCAAGGATGTGATGGCTGCGACGATGATGTACTGCGGTTCTAGGGCAAGCCAGATGCAGATGATGACTAGACCGTCGTTTAAGGCTATGTTCTCGATTTTGAGACAGTTCCAGAATATGAATAGCCAGTCGGGCGCTCCAATTGGCTACTTTGGTGATACTAGCGATGCCGAAGTGAAGAATCTTCAAACGCTTATCGAGAATATCTGCAGCTTTAAGCGTAGCAGTAAGACGTGGAGCGAAGCCGCTGCCAAGATGAAGAATCAGCTAATGGCTTCTATCGACGAAGGCAATACGTCTCGCCGAGTCGGTACTGATTTGCCATCTAGTCCGGCTCGTCAGCGTCTTGCCCACCTCCGTATGGACCCGAATTACTCTGTTAAGCACGGTTTGGATAGTAACGTATTGGTTAAAAAGATGAACTTGGCGTTGACTCGTTCTAACTACCTTAGCCAAGGTAAGTCTAGCCAAACTGTTCGTTTTACAGACTATGATTTGGTAATCGATGTGAAAACATTGGTGTACTGGTTATACATTGCATCCAACCAGATGCTTTCGTCTGGTGTAGATATGGACGACATTTACGACGAAGATTTCGTTAACATGGCCGAGTCGTATATGGATAACATCATCATGACGTATATCACTGGTGTCAGTCCGAAGCGTTTAGGCTATGTCAAGAATTCGGCTTCTGAATCGAAGGTTCCTGAATCCATTGTATTGGGTGAAGATATGATGGGTCTAACTAATACGAAATCTGTTAATAGCAATATGGTGTATGTAGATGGTGTTGGGTTATTGACCAAGGATGCTTATGTTGCCGCTGTCCGTACAGCATATGACATGGCGTCTGCTGAAGCGAACGGTAAACCGTCTGACCAGGATATTGCACAAGACTTCAATGTTCAGATGGGCGTGCTTACTGGAAAGTCTTATAATCGTAAGACCAATAGCTACGACTCCGAAGCTCCTGTTTATGACGTAGATAAGCTACCGAAGGTGAACCGTCCGAAGGAAACCAAACAGCCTACGGTAATCAAGCAACCCGAAAAGGATCCTAAGCCTCAACCGGTAGAGGAAACTGACAAGGACGACGAGTTCCAGCCAGAAGTACATGCGGCTAACGATTAAAACAAGAGAGGCGGTAATAAACCGCCTCTCTTTTTAACAATGCGAATTTTATTTATTTTCGAAAAGTAGTGTAGTCGAATCCAGTATAATTCTTGAATGCGTTGAGAGCGGCCTCGCACGATGCCGCTAGAGCGGACAGTTGCGAGTTGTCGATGGCAGCCGGATTGGCCGATTCTGTCTTTGCGTTGGACATGCCGTCACAACCGTGGTATAGGATTCCTTGTCCTTTCTTCACGTTTTCGAAAAGTTGACGGATTTCGGTAACAACGTCTGAAGAAGGATGTTCCTTTTCGAAATTTTCAAGGATTGCGTCTATACCTAGATTTCCCACGGATGAACAGCAAGCGGAACCGCCAGCGTCTCCGGAACCCATGCCGATGTCGGCAACCGGTCCTGACGTTCCAATCGAGCTAGTACCCATAACGACAGGGCTGGTACTTCCGCCAGAAGACGATGACGCTAGGTGACCGAAGCCGGGATTACTGTCGAATCCATATTCCTTGAAGCCGACCTTGGCGTGTTTACGCTTTTCCTTGTCCTTTTGTGGCTGGAAAGATTCGCGGATCTGTTTTCCGTTCTTGCACTTGCCTATACAATCTTTGATGAATTGGAATGCGTCCATATAGCGTTACCGGTACTTTTGAACTAGTTTATAATTTCGACGAGGTTTAATATGACTGCTTACGAAGTTTTAGGTGTAGAATTCAACGCTACCCAAGAAGAAATCGACAAGGCGTACAAGAACTTGGCTAGACAGTATCACCCGGACAAGAACAACGGTGACGATACCAAGATGGTCGAACTTAACGAGGCTTACAAACTTATAGGAAAGCCGGACGCCCGAAAGAAGTATGACGAGTCGAACGCCAATACGGCGATGTTCGAGATGATGTCCACTGTGTTTGGAAAGCCAACAGTTGCTCGTGACTTCGGGAAGGCTCCTACTAAGGATCCTCGTATGAAAAACGGCACTAATATCAAGCTGAATGTCAGTATTCCGCTAGACATCTATTTGGCTGGATGTGAAAAAATGCCGGTTAAGTTCACTCGTATATGTGAATGTCTAGACTGTGGCGGTACTGGTGGAAACCGTGAGTGCAAGTGTCCGGTTTGCGGCGGTTACAGCTATGTCATCAAGGACGGTAAGAAGCGTGGTTGTAACAGGTGTAATGCGACTGGTACTATCAAAGTCAATCCATGTAAAACGTGCGATGGAAGGGGTTTCTTGAAGAAAAAGGTCAGCAAGACTATTTTCTACCGTCCGGGTGTGCTTACCGAGACTATCAAGGGTGCCGGAAACAATGGTTTATTCGGCGGTACGAATGGCGATTTGGTCGTTACCTACAAGCCGAAGGATATAGATGGCACTAAATTTACCGAAGATGGCGTAATCGAGACCGGACTGATATTGAATGTCGAAGACTTGGTTTTGGGTGTAACGAAGATGGTTAGAATCGGAAACTGGTCGGCTTATATAAGTTTTGAACCGAAAGAAATGAAATCTATACCAATAGTGAAAGAGATTGGTAAGTTCAAGTTCCGTTTCAGGGTAAGCTTGGAAATAAACCAAAATGATGTTAATTTTGCTCAGAATTTGCGTAACAATCGCATAAACGACATAATTTAGTAAATACCGAGGTTTTTATGAATACTGAAGAAACCAAACAGAAAAAGATTATCAAAATGTCGGTGGTTGACCGCGTGTTCGCCATTGGTTACATCCATACGCTGCCGTGTACGTGGCAACGTCGTATTGAATATGAGACAGTTCATAAGCTTTTGTCTCCTACAGAGGAGGAGAAGGTCAAGGCTGGCTTTACTATGAGCAAGGACGGCCAACCAGTTGCCGAAACAGATTTCCTTGTAGATATCGACGTTACCGATTTTCCGCCGGGTATATCATTCGCTGTTAAGAGACAGCTCGATGACCTTCAGCAGTCTCGCTTGACCGAGCAGGGCGATTTCCTTCACAAGATGTACCACAACTGGTGCCGTGTCATGGGTCCGTTGGTAGGTTATGTTGAAATCGAAGATACAAAACGTACAGACATCGTTTACTAATTTCGTCAGACGAATAGTTTCAAAAGTGACCGCCATACCCGGTCGCTTATCTGAGTTTTTAGTGGTCGGTTGGAAACTATCCAGTACAGGAAAGCTAGTCCAGCGAGCAATGGACTACATTTCCGCCGGATTATCGTCGGCAAGCAGTATGACATCCATCGAACATGGATTTACAACGTTAGATTCAAATTACATGGTATTTTTATCTGATTTGGACGGATCTGACATGAAATCGGAGTTCAAGGACTTTGTTGACGTTGCAATCGGCGAGACGGTCATTGATGGCAAGAAAACATACGACAAGAAATACTGGAATCGTCCGATAAAGATATTCTGTACATCTGGTGTATTGGGCATGTATGCATGGTGCGAATACGCTATACTGTTCATACTTGAGGGAGTTCCGTTTATTTTGTCCAGCCGTGTTCGTTTGGAAGGTATTGACGAGTTCGACCCAACATTTAAAACGTCTGAGCATGCAACGTTGTCGTCGCTTATGGCTGAAAACTGTAAAAAGGTAGTATCGCTTGGGTTTATTGACCCTTCGAGCGATGTTAGGTCGTACGTAAGTGATTACATGCAAAAAAATCCAGCAATTCCGTCACACGATATCGGCTTTGACTTGGCTAAATCTATGGCGGCAAACGAATCTATGCGGTATTACGGCGCTATTTACCGTCCGGGTGGATATCTATACGATATATATACTGCCGACCGAACGGTCTCCAGAGCTATCCGTCCAAACAAGGAATATCGAGATGACCCGCTTAATGAGGTGGATAATTTGCCCAACGGTATGGAAGTGTTGCTTATAGGTGGTGAACCTGATATTGTACCTATTGGTACGTTGGTTAACAAAGCTGGATTCTTGTTCGATGTATGGGTACCAAACCATAGGCAATACTACAAGATGGCGATGAAATATTTATATACAGGTTGCGTACCTAACGACATATTTTACTTTGATGACGATGACCTTATCGAGAATTACGCCATCCTTATAAAGAGCATGCGTACGCTGGACGAGGAGGCAAATGGTCCGGTGGACGATGGCGGTGATACAGAATCTGATACAGTTCCTATAATAACTGACGACAGCTTGGACGATAGTGGTGAGGCGCCAGTTTTAATCGAACTGCCTGAATATTTGGTTTAAATTTGTATTTCCTATGAATGCGACTGGCTTTGCCGGTCGCTTTTTGGTTTTTAGTAACTAAAAACTTATAAACTGCGTATAGCATTTGGGACGTTTCTATGCCAAACAATTCAAGCGTTACGGTGAGAAAAATAATCAATAGTACCCCAGAAAGCTATGCGTTGAATATCATAGCTAACATGCTGGTGTATTTTAAGTATGGCGAGTCGGACGGTTTGACCGACAATGATATTTGGGATAGTTTTAATGAATTGCGTGAATCTCCGGTAAATAAAAAAGATATACCAGATAGCTTGATGATTTCTATGGGACAAGCAATGCGAGTCTTCGGTGAGGAACGTCGTAAAAATATCGAAGGACGCCGTGACGAACGGTTGGCGAATATCGAAAAAGTACAGCAAGCCACCGCTGAAAAGAAAAAGGCGGTCGAATCAAATAAAAAGTTTAGTGACTCATCCAAAATCACTATTGGTGCTCTATATGCCGAAGCTGAGATGAATGACGGCTACTTGTATGCAAAAGAGTTTTCCGAAGAATTTTGGAACAAAATTATCTCGTATCGTGAGATGGTTCATCGATATCTTTCGCAGATAGACGAAACCGATAACGTACTTTATCAAGACGCGTCGGAAAGAACTGACCGAATATACTTTGTTAATCCGTATTATCAAACAGCCTTGGAATATGGCTCTATAACAAAGTATGCAAGCAGAGCGTTGAAATATAAAGCGCTTGATGATTCGGAATTTTCTTTACTCTATAAGCAGCATGCATTTGATGAAAATGGCGGAAAAATTAACTTGGGCTGCTATGTGTTAGTTGGCTCCAATGAAACTCGTGGAGATAATAACAATATTGTGCTGGCTGACGGAGCGTATGCTACGTTGAATGGTATCATAATCGACGATGGTACTAATCGACCGTCTTATTACGAACAAATGCTAGGTATTGGTCTTGGCCTAGAAGTGAAAGTTGAAGATGAAAGTTATAGTATAACTGGTGTTGGTTCTCTGTTGTTTGATTATGGTTATAAATATACGGAATATCGTGTTAATAATGCCGATATATTCAGCCCATCATACGATCCGTTTGATGAGCAGTCTGACGCGTAATTGGAGGCAATATGGAAGCGTTTGAAGATGAAATCGTATCGATGAAAGATGTTCGCGCCGCATTGATGGTTTTGGTTAATGCGTGGTATCGAAAAATGAAGTTACCAAATCTGGCACGAACGCAAGTTAAGCCTCCGGTGTTAACGGTTCATAAAGTGGCGTCTCTACTTAACGATATGGCGAGTCTTAGTTATATGAGGCCGGTCATAGATCCAAAGAGCGGTAAGACGGTATATCAAGAAACTGAACCTATGGATGATAAATCTGGAAAACTAGAACGTTTTAACAAAATTCATGAACGTATTAACGACATAGAGTGCCTGAAAGATATAGCTCTTAAGCTAAACAAGGCAATGCTAACTGATAATACGCATTCTAATTTTCTAGAAAAAATGCACGGTAGTTTGCTTGCCGCCATCGTCAATGACAAAAATACTACTAACAATCTAACTGAGCTTCATGAAACGAATGAGCCACTTAAGCAAGGTCAGACTTGTTGGTTTACATTGGATTCCGTGGTAAATAGTTTAAAGATGCGTGGTAAATCTTTAGATGAATTAAATGGACATCTATGTACATATACCTTGTATCATAATAACGACGTTAAAGGTGGTCGTACTGGAAAGGTAATTGTATGCGCCCAATCGGCGGTAGGTATAGACCATATACCTGAACGTGTCGCTAAAATGATTAACGAATCACTACGTAAGTATTACAATGCGGACAGTGATTATGCGATGCCAGTAGACTTGGATCAAGTCCAATATAATTTGGATGGTGGCGTTGATGTGAATACTGGTATTCGAAAGTTGATTCGTAGGACCGGAATTAAAGGAACCGGTATGAAGAAAGGTGTTGTAATTGCTGATACACCATTAATTAAAGACCGTGGTAGTGACAATCTCATAGAACCGCGAAAAGCGGTAAGTGACATGTTCATGCGTGGCGAACTTGATATTACTAGGTTTTCGGCTTTAGTTAACAAGGCAATTACACAACAGGTGAAATCACTAGAAGAAAAAGACGACGAAAATAGTTCTGAAAATAAACAGACCGCTGATATTACTAAAGGACATGAAGAGCTTCAAAATATGGGTAGTGATGAAGCTCGTCAACACTTGTTTAACACCTTAAAAGCCCATATGGGTAACATACCGTCATATATAAAACTTCTTAATGCGGTTGCGTCGAGTATGACGGTTGACCAAGACTCACTGGATACCGCGTGGAAGGTTGTTGATGGCTATGAGAATCCAGCGATGACTGATGACGATTATGTAAATCTGGCTAATACCGTATCTCGTGTAAGTAAATACATTATTGAATCGACTAATGGTGCATTTAGTAAAGAACATGCACCGTTTGCGGTCGAAAAACTTTTTGATAATGAAAACGTCGTTTTTGCCTCTAATGTATACCCAAGTAAATCTGGTAGTACCTTGGAACATGCTATTAGTCTCGATGAATATTTATCCGTTATGTCACAGATATTTAACATAACATTATCAGACAATACGGATAATGCGCTTCAACGCCTTTTGAAAAGTGCAAAAAATGCTTGCAGTAATATTGCGTCATTTGTAACCGGCGTCTATGCGTTACTTGAACCAGCTTTGCAAGATTACGGGACTGTTGATTCAAGTACGCTTAGTGCTAGAAAAGAATCTAATGCTCTTGCGAAACAGTTCAGTGCTACTGAAATTGACGTTGCCAAGATGGATAAATATATCGGGTTTGATTCCATTAAGACGATTCAAGACTTGACTGGTAAAACAGTTAACTCAATATTGCCGCTTAGCCAATATCTGAATAACGTCGACATGTGCATTAACGAACTTGCTCAGAGTTCAGACGGTAATGTAGACTTGGCGTTGGAAAAATATACACCGGAAAAGTTGCTTGAAGTTAATGATGCCCTAAATACACTTATTAACGGCAATTCTAAGAAAGGTATGTCATTAGATAAAGCTAAGCAGTTGTTGGTAAACATGTTACGTACAGTTACCGTAACAACCGCAGAACCAAAAGCTCATAACCAAGCTCAGCAAACTACGCCAGTACAACCAGAAAACACGAATGAAACAGAGCAAGCTCCTACGAAAGCTAATCCGGTAACGACTGAACCAAGCACTGACAAAACTCAGCAACCAGAAGCGCCGACAACTGATGAACCACCTAAACAGGCGGTATCTTCTACGATGACACCGTCAGAAGATATCAAACCAGCTAGAAGACGTACTGGACGCTTTAATATGGATAAGGTTTAATTATGCAAATTACAGCTTCCTACACGAACGGAACATATAGTATTAACGGAGTGCCGGTATCTGCGTCCGAGCTTTACCGTGTTAGGCTATTCTTGAACTACTCCGGTATTTTGTCGTATGTTGGTGATTCTGAACATCCCGGAAAAGGTTTAGTCGTTGATGGAATATCCGGCGTTTTGTATGACGACTGGAATTGCTCGTTTCGACCGCCTCGCATTATTGACGACCATCGATTCAACTGTGAGTTGGTCGTTCCGCTAAGAAACGCTAACAACGAATTTTCTATCAATACAAGCGGTAACGTTGTCGACGGAGAATCTTTATTGTCTTCCGAAGCGACAAATCCGGTCAATATGCTTATTGAAAAGTGTTCAATGTCCGATCTGTATGCGGTCAACTTGATATCGGTTGATGGAAATAATGTTACCGTAACGACTAGTGTACCGCATGGGTTGAAAAAAGGCGACGCGGTAACTATCAGAAATAACACGTATTCTAGCATTCATACGCTTGGTCCGGATGGCCTCCGATTACTAGGTACTTATAAGGTAGTGGCTGTGACAGCAACAACGTTTACATACGTGTCGAGTCATTATGTTATGCCTAATAATACGCTGGAAATCGAAGGAGATGACGACTGGGTATGCGAAAAGTGGACGGCGGTTGTATACAAGGATTCGTCAGTGGTCGCACAAAGTACCGATGGTGTTACGAAGCTGACTTATGCATCACTGCCATCGTATGTAGCTAACGATTATGTCAACTTGCTGAACAAATCGATACATAATCAAGTTCAAGTATCTCGTGTAGACCATATCGATTCGTCGTACGTTGTTGAAATTGACAATTGCGAAATCCCAGTCGACTCGGAAATTGATGTATATTTTTCGCCAAGAACACCGTCGGCTGCTGTTCCCACAAACTGGTATAATAATGGCGACGGTTCGGAGATGGAAAGAGTATCTAACCCGTCTCAGTATGACCATACGATGAACACGTATTTTGTGTCGCCTTACCTTGATACGTATTTTACGAAGGGTGACGGTGCGGTTCATGTCGGTGAAAAGAAGCTGAAATGTGCTGGCGGAGATATTCCGTCCATCGTATGTATTAAATTCCCAAACATAACGATGGATGTCGATTATGGACAGAATGCGACCCTTCGCATGTATGTATCAAAAATGAGCTACAGCGAGGCTACGGTTTCTTTATACCAGATGGATTCCAATGGTTGGCGTGATGACATGTCCTATGAGGAAGTTCTTGAACATGTTACTCAGATACCCGTAGGTATAGCCGAGTTAACTAATCCAGCATTGAAGGATATAAACCGTTCTGAAAATACACCGGTATTGGGAAGCTATAACAGCTATGTAGATTTTATAATCGACCCTGCGATACTAGGACAGTGGTTATCTGGAAATACCTTGTATTCGCCTACGGTATGCATGGTTATGCTCAGTGATGGAAATCCGGTTATCGAGTTCAATTCTACTGAATCCGGTGAGCAAGTTCCATACTTTATCGTTACGGGTGGCGAAGCCGCATTGCTTGATATTGAACCATTTGATATTGTTGTAGAAAACTCGTCTATTGAATCCGGTAAGGTGATGCGAATCGAGGTTGATGATCCAGATGCTTCGTTCGGCAACTCACTATACGACAACGTCGTTAAGATACAGAATGAAAATGCCGTCATCATGAACGGGTCTCCATATTATATAGATGTGTTGGTTCCAGATTCTGTAGCTGGTGTATCTTCGGTACAAGTATTCAAAAAGGTACGCAACAAGGAAGTCGTTCTTACAAACCCAACAACGATATATGTTAATAACGACTTGACAAAACGAAATATAAGACTTGCCGCTAAGAAGAATCCTGGCAAAATTGCTGGAAAAACTAGTCGTTCAGCTATTTATAACCGTGACCTGGGGTACAGTAATTTTAAGGAAGTCACCGACGAGACCAGTCTTCTTCAGAATGTGTATTCTTGTTTGCTTACTTCACAAGGTGAGCGATTGTTTAATCAAAATTTCGGTACACATATCGAAGAGCGTATATTCACACTTGGGTCAACTACGGATGAAGTAGATTTGCTTAAGGAATGCATAGAAGCGGTCAAAAAATACGAGCCTAGGGTTACTATTGACCCAGAACGTAGTTCTTGCGAATTTGACGATAACGGATGTTATAATTTAGTTCTTGCGGTTGTCTTGCCTACATCTCGCACCGAGATGCTGAAATTTACGTTCAAGAACCGTGGTAGGATTGTCTAATGCTTATTCAGCAAGTTGGCGATAGGCAGATTGTCTATGTGTCCGATTATAAATCGGAATACATGGACGTAGCCAAGGAATTTGGGATGGTTGATGATTTCGGCCAGTTCCATAATTATGTGCAAGGAAAAGAGGAACCTTACCGGAACTCTAACGGAATATCCATACCGGCGTTCCATTTGATAGGAAAGACCGTTAATCTGTTTATTGTTGATGATCATGTAACTGCAAAATCTAATGACGTCCAAGACATTGTGAACGCTTTAAATTACTTTCCAGAAGATTCAAGAATTACCGTTTCTGGGCATACCTTTGTGTCGAAGTTTAAAGTCGAGTCTGGTTGTATAAAGGATGTAGCAAAACGCGGCATTACAGTACGTGGCGGGTTTAAAAAAGACCTTGCAAAAATCCATGATTTGATGACTCACCTCAATTTGAATAATGGAAAGTTATTTGAACCGGTAATTGCTCGATATGTATATACGAGTCGTGAAATGCCGAAACGAATGCATTTAGTTGGGTATTTTGATCTTGAACGGTATCTTCGTATAATTAGTAGTCCCGACGCGGCTGCGTTTTACCATATCGATAGCAATCTTATCATATATATGGAACTTGGTACCAGTCCAATTTCTGTAAAAGTGAAAAATGTGGTCAAAGATTGTTGCGAATTGCAATTAACCGGGCCGAAAGGTATGTACGATTTGAAGAAAATGGCTGATTTTAAGCCATTGGTTATACTAACTAAGACACCTTTAACTATAAAAGACGCCAAATTTCCGTGGTGCAAGGTTAGGTTTGACCATACTGACGTGTTTATGACCCCACTGATGTCCAAGGAAGATGCTTGGAAAACCCTCCAAGGAGGACTCGATTTGCTTTCAGTTCCAGAGAAAAAGTGATAAGCTATCCATTGCGACACCCCAAAACCCCCTGTGTCACCAGTTTGTAATTCAAATTGCTTTTAGTTATCTTAAACCAAAACATAAGGAAAACCCATATGGCAACTAAAAAAACATCAAAACCCGCAGTAACTCCCTCCGTCGCCGATGACGATTACTCTTTCTTCAAGAAAATCAAGGTTGGCGACCGTTACGCCGACAAACTTATCCGCCACCCGAATTTCGGATATTGCGATTCCGGTTCGTACATCTTCAACGCCTTACTATCTGGCGATTTGTTCGGCGGATTCCCTCTCAACAAAATCATTATGGTTGCTGGTAAACAGCAGTCCGGTAAGTCCTTCATTGCGAAGAACAACTTCGCGTATGGATTAATGCAGAAGGGTTACTTCATCTATTGGTATGACACCGAAGGTGAAACTACAGAAGAAGAATTGGAAGAACAGAATGGCTTCAATCCAGATCAGTACAAATTGGTTAAGGAAATCACGACCGTTGAAGATTACTTCATTTCCGTTAACGGTGTGATTAACGACCTCGAAGTAGACCGTGGTGACAGCATTGAAGTGAAGCGTAAGTGCGCTATCGTGCTGGACTCTCAAGGTGAACTTTCTACTGAAAAGGCCATCAACGACGCCACCAAGGGTGAAATCAAGTCCGATATGACCAAGGCCAAGCTTTTGGCTGGTATGTATCGTTCCATCACCAACCGTTGCGCTAACCTCGGAATTCCGATGTTCATCACTAACCACATATATATGGACTCCAGTGGAGCTATGTACGGCAACCCGGAAAAGATCGCTGGTGGTGAAGGTGCTCAGTTCTCCGCTTCCATCATTCTTAGCCTCCACAAGAGCTACCAGAAGAAAGGTAAGGACGATGAAATTACTGGCGTTATCCTTAATGCTACGGTGACCAAGAGCCGTATGGTCAAGGCTAAGCTCAAGGCTCCGATTTATGTCGACTACAACCGTGGTATCGACCGTTACTATGGTCTGCAGCAGATTGCTGAACATGCTGGTCTCATTGAAAAATGGAATAAGGATGATTATGGCCATCTTGCTAAGCCGATTGACAAGACTACTGGCAAGACCACTCGTAAGGATTGCTGGGTTGTTAAGGACCCGAACAAGGACCCGTCTGAATGGCGTGTGTTTACCGAAATGGGTCTTTACTGCAAGGCCGGTCTCGGTTCCATCCTTGAACCGCTGAACGAGTACATCAAGGCCGAATTCAAGTTCCGTCCGCCGAAACTCCGTCGTGACGACGAAGAGCTTGACCTCGATGAATCTGAAGTCGAAGCAGCCGAAAAGGATGCCGAAAAGGACATCAAGGCTGAAATCAAGTACCTTGAAGAGGCTGAAAAGAAGATGATGCAGCCCGACAAGGATGCCTAATGGATCTTGGGTGTCGCGGATGGCGACACCCCTTTTCCTCCTTACACTCATTTGATTTTGAACTATGCAAGAAGTCTATAATTTAACTCGCGAAGATATGGTTATCCGCACGTTCTTTAGTGACAAGATTCTGTCACAAAAGATGATGCCTTACCTAGACCCTACATTGTATGAGGATAAGACTAACCAGCAAGTGGTGTCTATTGTCAACAAGTTCATTAGGAAGCATCACCGTTCGCCGGAAGCTCAGGAGCTGGTTCTGTGTCTTGACAACACAGGGTTCGCCGACGAAGCGCGTAACCGTATAATGGACCTTTGCAACGCGAAGATAGCTACTACGAAGCAAGACTTCTTGGTGCAGATGCTTGAAAAGTTTTACCAAGAAAAGGCATCTACCAATATTCTCAAGCAGTCCGCCGTCCATATTTTTGAAAACAATATCGAGGCGGTTCGCGACCTTTTACCAGCACTCAGAAACAAGCTGAACTTCTCGTTGCATATGTCTCTCGGTCTCGACCTTGTCGATGACATTGACGAGGCCAAACGCCGATTGAAAGAAGTCTCCAAGCCGATTCCGTCCGGTATTACTGACATTAACGTGTTCACCGCGCAGCGCAAGGATGACCCTACTACCGGAGGCTATCCTAAAAAGACGCTCTGTTTGTATGTCGGTCAGCCGAACGTCGGTAAGACGCTCGTGCTTTGCTCCGAATCTTGTTATGCGGTACGAGCTGGCTATAACGTGATGTACATCTCCTTGGAACTTTCCGAGGAATACCTCTGGCGTCGTATGGCGGCAAACCTTACCGGTATCGACCAGTATGAAGTTACTGAACTCTCTACCGAGGAATGTAAGGCCAAGATTGAAGCAGCTCGACTTTCTAGTGTAGAGAAGATGGGTCGATTGAAGATCAAGCGAATGAAGACTACGACCACTCCGTACGAAATAGACGCCTTGCTTGACGAGTACGAGACGGAAGTTGGCGCACCAGCCGATATGCTCGTAATCGACTATATCGGTATTATGAAACCGAACCAGCGTCCGGGTATGATTGAGAATATGTACAAGGACGGTCAGGCAAAGGCTGAACAGATTCGCGAAATATGTATCGAGCGCAATATGGTCGGTCTTTCTGCTATCCAGTTCGGTCGTTCTGGTTATTCGTCGCTCGATGCTGGCCTTGAGTCGGTGCGAGAATCGTCTGGTTATAACGAAACCGCTGACTTGATGATTACCATCACGATTGACCATATCCTCAAGGGTCTCAATATGTACTACCATATGATTAAGAAGAACCGCTTCGGCGAGAACGAGGTTCCGTTCTATACCAAGCGCGACTATGGTACGATGTTGTGGTATCCGGCAACCGAGGAGGATGTACAAGAGGAACATCGTGCTCGTGAGGAGTTCGAGGTGGTTCAGAACTCGACTGGCGCGATGTTTGGCGGCAATAGCGTTGGTTCCGGAAAGATGAACCGAGCTAAACCGGTTGCTCCGAAGAAGAGCCGACCGCCACAAACTGGTGCCGAACAAGAGGCCGCTCTGGCAAATTTGAGCGATATGAGTGCGCTGATGTAACTTTGAACTAGTTTAACTGATAACTCCATCAGGTTCAATTATGGATTTATCGCGCTATCTCAAAGATGATACACCAGAAGATATCGACGAACAGACCACTCCGGGCGCAAGTCTCGATGAAATGGTATTGACCGACTCGAAACCCGCATCAATCGTTGAAATTTTAGATGCTTATTTGAAGACTCCTAGGTTTGATGGTGACGCTTGTATAGTTCTGTCTATGCCAGACGCGACCTTGAAAAAGTATAGGGAAAAGCTTAACTCGGCTTTATGGTGGTTCTACAATCGCTACTGTAAGAAGGATTTCGGAATGATGGAAATCCTTGTTGCTGTAGAACGGATGGTAGACGCCACAAAGTTGACCGTGATGCTGGATAACGACATTAAGCTTCTTGTTGCAAAGGAACGTGGTCTAGTAGTGACTGAGGATGACTTGGAAATTGCGGCGAAGTCGACCAGTTCTAAAAAAACTGAAAAAGTCGATGAAACTCCAGTCGATGAAGACGTTCCAAAGTACACGACAATCAACGACGATGACTTTATGGAGAAACTAATGGAAGACAACCCCGAAGAGGAAGCCGAAATGCTGGCTGGCTTGGGGGTAATGGACGACGAAGACGAGGAAGGTGAAGATAATGTCCAAATTTAACGTGCAAAAGAGCTTTACGGTTATTTCTGACCAACACAAGGCCGATATGGCCGTAAAGGAAGAGAAGGCCAAGGAAGAGTCCAAGGAACTCACCAACGCCATCGTGAATATGGGCAGTAATAAGGCTGGTGGAGCGGGAACAGGCGTTCTCGTCGAAACCCCGGCTTACAAGAAGTGGCTCGCCCAAGTCCAGTCCAGAAACTGTTTCATCGGAAAGTCCTATATGCAGTCGGCTCCGGAATTCGAGCGTGACGACGAAGAGGCCACCGAGCAGACCAAGATGGAAGATGTCGATGCGGCCAAGATTATGTTCAAGGACAAGGACGGCACTCTCCATATTCGTGACGACTACGACCCGAACAACATCGACGACGAAGTCGAGAACGAAAAGCTTACTGGCGATGCGTCTAAGTTCGCCGACCTTTGCGAAATCAACAAGATTGTGGCTAACCAGATTACGTGGGACTTTGACGCTATCTTGAAGGAAGTTGAAGCCAAGCTTGAAGAGATTCACGCTGACGAGGATGATTACTCGCTACCTGAGAACCTTGCCGATCAGTTGGAAGCTTCCATTTCGCACGCGAAGTCTGTTGCAGCACTTACCTATCACAAGGAAATGCATGACGCAGCTCAAAAGGATGAGGCCGCTCGTGGCAGTGACGCAAGAGCCTAATAGATGGTCACGGATAACCGAAGGTGAGAGTATTGTAGATACTATCATCTCGGTGTCCAATAAAATCGAGGCGGCAACTCGCCGTGGAAGGCCGTCTGGCGGCATTATTATAGGCGATAACCCGGTGCTTGAAAAAATCTTTAAAGACGCTGGTTATACAATAGTTGATATTAACCAAAAGTGATAAACTTCGGTTGAATTGGCGGAAAATGGGCTTTTTTGGCTTGCTTGCAATTCAAATTTCCTTTTTCTACAATTCAAACCATCAGTAAAAACCCATAACCCTAAGAAACCCTTAGAAAGGAAAAATCCCTATGTCTACTGATATGAACTCCCTTGATTTCCTCACCATTGATGGTGTTTCCAACCTTGCCCAAGTTACGGGCAAAACCTACGAATCCGACCCGCGTCTTTGGAAGCCTCGCGTTAGCGCGAAAAGCCCGACTTATGACGCCGTCGTCCGTCTCCTTCCGCAGGGCATTGAAGGTCTCAAGAATCAGACCTATCCTGGTGTGAAGGTTATGTATCACCATTTACGATCTGGTCAGATGCACCGCGAGGTGAAATGCTGCAAGTCCATTCCCGGTCAGACTCGCTGCCCGATTTGTGACGCATTGTGGAACCGCTACGATGAATTTGTCAAGCTCTATGGTAAGGACGATGCTCGTACGAAGGCCGTGTCTTCGATGGGTGCACGTGCAGAATGGTTCACTAACGTCCTCGTTCGCGAAGACGATATTGACCCGAACAACAACGGTCAGGTGAAGGTCTGGCGTCATACCGACGCTATCGATCGTGAACTCCGCGCACCGTTTGATGACTCTGCCAACACCGAGTCCAAGGGTAACGATCAGACTGCTCGTCCGGGTAGCCTCCGTGACCGCAAGAACAAGGAAAAGCGTCGTTTCTTCCCGCATTCTCCGACCAATGGCGTCGACTACGAAGTCACTGTGTCTTGGGATTCGGCAAAGAAGATGACTTCTTACGACGGTTCTTGCTACGCCAGCGAATCTACTCCGTTGGCTGACACCAAGGAAGAAATGCTCGACATCCTCAACAAGTGCCACGACCTTACTGAATTCCTCAAGGACGTTCCGACCGAAGAAGAAGCCAGCAAGATCTACGTGGAATTTATGAACGATGCAGCAAAGCGTTCTGAAAACGCTGCCTTTAACAAGGCTGGCTTTGCCCCGGAAGCTAATCCTAACTACGCCGCTGCTGAACAGCCGCGCACCACTAGCGTCAACGCTACGGAATTCTTTGGCAACGCCGCTCCGGCTGCCGCTTCTTTCCAGAAGCCGGTTGCTGAAGCTGCCGCTCCGAAGTCTGCCGACGAAGACCTCGTAAACTTCGCCAAGAGCACCAAGGCCGCTCCGGCTGCCCCGGCTGCTCCCGCCGTTGAGGAACAACTTCCGACGCTTGACGAAGACGCCGACCTTCCGTTCTAATTGGCAACGTCAGATAGGTTAAACCATTGGCGGCCATCGTAATTGGTGGCCGCCATTTTCAATAGGTTTAATGATATGGCTTTTTCATACGATAACATACCTTATGCGGCCTTGGATGAAGCTGTTAGCACTCATTTCGCCGATCGTGCGATGAAGGAAACTAATAGCGAGTATAATTTTGTGTGTCCGTTCTGTGGCGACATGAATCGTCCGAATAAGAAGAAGGCTTATGTATACAAGGACAGTTGGCAATTTATTTGTTATAAGTGCGGCCACCAGCAGCATGTTATGAAGTATTTCAAGGAAAATGCTGATGATATTTACACAAAGCTCTTGTTTATGGGATTCGACGACGAAGGAAAGGAACGCAAAGAAAAGAAAACCGAGAAAAAGACCGTTCCGTCGGACTTGCCATTTATGGAAGGTGAGCTGATTTCGATTCTCGACAACCATCCGCTTGCAAAGCGTGGTCTGGAACTGTGCAAGCACCGTATGATTCGTCCGGTTGTTTATGAGAAATGGTATGTTTGTCTGGAAGGAGAGCAGTTCTTGATGAAAGATTCCGGCGGTGCATATCTACTCGATGAAAACGGACGACCGATTGGCAACAAGTACAAGAACCGTTTGATTATTCCTTTCTTCAAGTTTGGCGGTGCTTGGCACCAGTTCGATGCGCGTGACCTTAATCCAGATAGTACGCGCCGTTATTTGAACTTCAAGGGTGCAAAGCGCGAAGCTTACAATATTGATTTTATTGACTATGACAAGCCGTTCTACATTCTTGAAGGAACGATTGACTCGACGTTTATCAAGAATTCGATTGCGATCGGTGGGATCAAGTTCTTGAAGGAAGTTATGGAAGCCAATCCAGAAATCGAACCCCATAAAGAAAATTGTACTATTATCTGGGATAACGACGATCCAGGAAGGAATGCACGGCTGGATTCTGTCAAGATGGGATTCAAGTGGTTCGACTGGACTGATATAACCGAGAAGGATGTCAATGGTGCGGTGATGAAAGGCGAGATGCCGATTGACAAATATGGATTCGTAGACAGTGAATTTATAGAGTCTCGAAGCCGTCCAGCTGAAGGTGCCGAGATTCTGTTCTCGCTTCAGTACGGTGATATGAAACGTCGCGATTATCTCGAACGTCGAGCTAATCGTCAGATGTTACGCGAAAAAATGAACTCGAAAAACGTATTGGGGATTCATTTCTAAATGCTTCAGAACCTTCGTAGATTTGGTGTACCTGAATATGTAGTTCCGCAACATATTGCGGACTATGCCGGTCGTCCCGTTGATGCTTTGATTAATAGCGGGTTTTTCGAGGGTATTCCTTACAAGCTTACTGCTAACCGAATCAAGCATTACCATTACAAGACTTGCTTGCAGATGCTACGTGTCTACCAGATAGACCCGCCGTGTAAGACCCATCCATATGCTAAATGGAGACCGTCTGAAATAATAGCCGACTTGGACGTTACCGCGTTTGCATACCTAAATCTTATAAAAAAGGGTAAACTTGTCGAGGAAGGTCCGGATGAACGTGGAAAGTTCATATATTACAAAGATTACGAAAGGTTCTTAAAAAATTATGTTCCGTACAAGATGTTGCAGTGGCTTCCACCAAAAATGAAGATGCGCGATGCCGCTGAATTTATAGGAATAAGTCCCGGTCGTCTGAAAGGTGAAGTAAGACGTGGAAAAGCAGAAGCGGTTTGGTGGATTCGTAGTACCGACGGCAAGCGACGTTATAAATGGATGACGCGTGACCAGATTATCCAGTATGTGACAAGTCAAGTTGACGGCGCCACACATAAATCTAAGAAACTTATACGAAACACGCCGCTTGCTGATCGTCTTTCGATTCCTTTGACTGCAATGTACTTGAAGACGACTGAGACAAAGGTAAAATATCTTATTCACCGTGGATACCTTGAACCAGAAAAGACATCGGACGCGAGAAGCCCGTGGCGAAAGTATGATGTGTTCGGTAAGACCTATCTAGACGAAAAATATGACTATTACTGCCGTGGCAAGTTCTATAACGAGGGAAAGTCTTATTACAATCGAGCTGCTATTAGGAATAAATTCGGTAAGACAAATTTTTGGATTAGTACATATATAGTGGGAAAGTGTCATGAAATGCTTACAAATGATGGTAAGCCAATGACGGTTGAGGAACGTACTGCTGAAAATTTGAAGCTAAATCGACTTCCGACTACGAGTCTTGGTTGGGTTCAATCTGAAGTAGATGAAATTGTCAAATCTGGTGTCGAGATCGATCCCACTGTAGAATTGTCCGAATACCGTAAACGCCATATAGATGCTCTAGACAAGACGAACTATAATGAGCTTCGTAGCAAGCTGAAAGCGTATCGCGAAAAGAAGTTTGCTAAGATTACCATAAAACCAATAGCGGATGAAGTCGAACTTGCGTTAAAAGCTGCGTTCGAGGAAAAGGAATACCGACGTGATGCGCATCGTCGAGAGATGTGGGAAAAGGCAGCGCAAGAAATTGCCGAACGGAACCAAATTAGGGAAGTGCTCGGCATAAAACTACAGCAAGATGTTCCAATGAACCCGAAGACAATACTCCGTTTCAGCAACGAACCGGAGAAGGTGACTATTGTCTATAGCCGTACTGGATGGGACATTTATTCCAAGCATTCACTCGAACCCACCGACTGCACGTTCAAGGCGAAAGACACGAATATGGTCATATGTCGGATTAAGCCGAAGGTGTTTTCCGTATTCGCTAACATAGCTCGCGTTGCCAATTCCATAATCCGACTTGAACCAAAAACAGTGCCGTCATGGATTATATTAGTACCGTCCAGCACGATTATTTCCGACCCGTCTTTCTACATGAAACTAGACGAGGTACCTCCAGAATACGGCGCAGTCGGACCTTACGGTTATGAATATACACTTCCGGACGGAAGTTGGGTAAAGTGTCCAGCGACTTACGGAATGTACAGCGAGTATTCTATGGAAAATTCACTGCGTTGCAAACGGGTGGCCGGAACTAGAAGTTCTATAGGAAATCACGAGGTCGCGGTTCTTGATGGTCCTTTCGTAGCTGTACGAGGTGGCTATCTAAAGATGATTGCTGAGTTCAAAAAGTTCCATGTTCTTGGTGACGGTCGCTCGTATGTTCCTTATGCGGTTTCGATGATTATGAAACGACTTGGTGTCAAGATGTTGCAGATTGAGGTAGATTCGCTAGGATGTAATGACTTTGACCCGGAAAATGTAAGTCTTGAATGGCACCGGGCAGAAAGGATGCTGATTAGTTTTGCAAACCCGAATTTGCAATTCAAACTTTAAACAACTACATTATGGTATTGAAAAGGATTTTTATATGGCCACAGATGAACTCAAGTCTATCGAAATAACTTACAGTGAGCAGTACGCAAACTTGCTCAAGACGGTTACAAATGTTACTAAGGCAAACTGCACTATTTTGCAGCACAGAGACGATAAGTATCGAATAACCATCCCGAACCAAGCATTGTTGACCCATATTGCTGCTGGTCCGAAGGATATGTGCTTTGATACAGACCGAATCAATGTGTTCTCTCTGACGGAATTTATGAAGTATTCCGATGCGGTCAATTACCCGAAGCGCGGTAGTGTTTCGCTTGCACAAGAGATTTCCGTCACCGGAAAACGGTATGAGTACATCAAGTTTTCTTCACCGGGGATTACGTGCCGTACCCCTACAGCCGACCCAAGCTGCTTCAAGAAGACTGACGAAAAGATTCCACAGCCTCGCGATAAGCAGAATATGGTTCGCGTAGTCGAAGTATGTTTCACCGAGGATGCGTTGAAGGATTTCGATAAGAAGTTAAAGCTAGTCCCCACATGCAAGTTCGTGACATTGTTCATCGACGAAGGCGGTGTCAAGCTTTACATTAAAGGTAAGCTTGCTCAGCAGATTACCTATTGTGTAGACGGTACATGCACCCGTCATCTAGACGAACATTTGGTACGAAAAGTGTTTAGACCGGGTCGTGTCGCTATGTTCCCGGCCGCCTATTTTAGTATGCTGAAGGGGTTTGGGGGTAACTTCGATATCGACATAATGCATAGCCAAAAGGCCGACGGTACCGAACAGATGGCATTGAAAGGCTATAGTTTTGTTCCCGGTGTTGACGCTGATGAGCCAATTTTACTATATTCTGCGGCAGCGGAATGCTCTGCCGCTGCAAACGGTTTTGATTTGATAATGTAATTTTTCAAATAAGTGGTCTCATTTTTATAAGCCAGCCTTTTAGGCTGGCTTTCTTTGTCGAAACGTATAAACTTTGGTTAAACGCATGCGAGATTTTTGCTATGGAAGTAAAATTTAATAAGGATGCCCTGATTAAGGCGATGAAGGAAATGAGCTACGTGTCTAACCAGAGCGGACCGGTTGAACCTTCGAAGGCAAAGGTCATCAAGATGCTCACCGATAAGATCTTGAAGCCGGTTTCTAAGCCACAAGACGGTGACGACTGGGACAAGCGAGAGTACAAGATGAACGGAGACCTTTCATATGGAAAGAACCTCATTACGACCAAGACGTTGTATAAGAAGGTTGTTACGGAGGCCGTATCCAATACCGAATACCGTGGTTGCCGCTTGAATCTGCAGTCAATCGACATGAAGGAAACTCACTGTAAGTTCCTTATCGACCGTCATGGACACGAGGTTTTGGTTGAAATGTATTTTCCGAACAAGAACAAGAATATTACCGTAAAGCTGGAAAGCGATAACAATCTGTCCAATCTTTACGAAGTGTCGCTCGATTCTGAACAGTTCCAGAACAACTTCGGTTATACTATCCTAAAGACATGTGACGAACTGCTTGAAAGCAATTCTAAGTATGATCTTGGTTCCGACCTTGACACTATGCAGTATACAAACGGCATGGGTACTGATGTTATCGATGTGAACGATTCTATGTTGCAACAGAGTAACCTATTGCGTGAGTCGGTGGACAGTGGTCTTGCCAAGCTACGTAACTTATGTGAAGCGGTCAACTTAATGGAAGCTGAAGTCGAAGATGGACAAGACCCGAATGCGGCTAAGTTCAATATAGGTGGCGGCGATGCCACTCCGGCAGATCCGCCAGCTATGACTGGTGACCAAATGGCTCAGATTGGTGCTGGTGACGTAAATGGTGACGGCAGCGAACAGAACGAGGACGTTATGTTCGAGGATTGGCTTGAAGACGAAGGTCTTGATTCTACTGAAACGGTGGACGCTAGCGGAGACTCCCCCAACGGCGGTTCATCCGAGCTTGACCGATTGGCGCAGATAGTGTCAAAGCAGATGGCGGCTAGAGGTGAAACCGATGACAAGAATCGTGTTGCGCTGACCGGAGACGACTTCTATACTGGCTTCAGCGGTATGAAGCAGAAGGGTGCAAAGGAAATATGGAACTTATTCCTCAACTTTAACGACAAGCTTACGCAGAAGCCGGTCAAGAGGGAACATATCAAGGAGTTCAAGGCATTCTTGCAGAACCCTGGAATGGACGAGCTGTCTCTAGAAAAAGTTGAACGCAAGCTTCACGAAATATTCCCCGAAGCTTACGGAGAAGAAGGCGAGTCTAAGCTGAGTACGGACAATGTCGACTTGTTAGGTAGCCAAGATGGTACGAATGAACCGAGCATCGGTAACGAAGACGCGGCGGTCGGTGATATGCTTGCCGGAAGTGGCGATTTTGGTGGCGGATTCATGAACGACGGTTCGACGGCTGCCATGATGGACCAAGTCAACCCGAATGCATTCGGAGCTGGCGAAAATGATAGCTTTATGGACGAACTGAACTCACCGGATGACCAGTCCGGAGATATCAAGTTTGGCGGAACGGCTGTGTCAGACGAAGAAAATATTGCGAACTCGCTGACCGGAATCTAAAAAAAAAATAATTCTCGATAACCGCAATCCTTGCGATTGAACTAATTTAAGGTTAGTAAACAATCGCAAGGATTTTTTATGTCCATAACAAGCAAAACTCTAAGTGATATGATGCTCGACAGTCAAGAACAAGAAGAGACTAAGGCCATCAACGTTGATATAAACAATGGCGATGAAACCGAAATTATGATGTTTCTTACCAACGGTCGTCTCGGTCAAGGACTTGCCTTGATTGAATCAGCAACCGAAGATAAGGACGAAATTGCTCGTGTTCGAACTGCGGTTGATACAGAGGGAAAAATTTGGCTCGAAATAGAGACTTATTCTGGTGTTAACATTATGGCCGACGCACTTCCTTTGTCTAACCGGTTTACCGAAACCGTTTACATCAAAGTATTTGACCTTGCCCGCGCCGTAAAAGAACTTGCTAAGGAACAGACGGTAGCACTTTGGGTGTCCGAAGGTAAACTTTATTTAGGTGGTTACTATAACGATGACATCGGTGGATTTGAACTTGAAGTCGGTTTTGAATCATGCGAACCGTTTTCTACGTTACATGAGACGGAGTTTGATACGGTGCTTGAAATTGACCAGATGACGTTCAATACGGTTCTCGATTCTATCTACGAATTTGATTGCGTCGAAATCTACCGAATGAACAATACGGTATCGTATCGCACTGGTAACGATAAGTGTACTATTGCTACTGTTATGCAAAATCAGACTCCAAGTACAGATAAGCTTAAAAATTTGAGCATTCGTATACCAGCACGTATTTTCAAGACACTTCCTCTTGTCAACGCAATGGACGATGAACTTGGTCTCTATGTAAAACTGAAGTTTAACATGCAGTTCCTAGTATTGAAAGTTGAAGGTCAGTATGCAAGCTTAGTATGTGATTTTTCCGAAGGTTCTTTGAAGACATTCAACAACGATGGTATGGAACGTCAGTTTACCATTATGTCGGACGCCATTGCTGCGGCAATTGGTACTTATTTTAATATCCACAGCACTGATCCGACCGGTCTTGTGAAACTGTACACGGTCAATGATGGCTTGTTAGGTATCGAAACTGTTAAGACTGACCGTATGGATGTGAACTTGACGGTTGGTAACGTGACAATCGACAACCCGGAAATGAACATCGAAGTTCCTATGGATGTTCTTACTATGATGATTCGTAAGTCTGGTTGCCCCAAGCTCGACCTCCTTTATAACAAGGAAGCAAACCGCTTGATGATGGTTTACGGAAATGGCCTATTTCTCCGAAAGTGCTGCTACCAAGCATAGCAAAAGACCGAGCGTTTCGCTCGGCCTTTTCTTTTAGAATTCAAATCCTTCAATTTTTTCTGGTTCGGTTGGTTCGCTAGGTGGCTCTGAATCGTTCGGCATTTCGACTTCGTTGTCTTCACCTTTGGCGATTTCACCCAGTTCATCCATTCCTAGGGGAGCAAGGTCGGATTCGGTTTCGGTTGGATTTTCTGCATTAATCTTATTAATGTCGTCTTGTACTTGTTGGTATAGCGGTTGCTCTTCGGGGGTAAACAAGTTGAAATCGGGATTATCGAATTCCTGGTTCATTGGGTCTTGTGCAACCAAGTCATCATAGGTAATTTCATCCGATTCGCCTTTATGTTCGCCGTTCTGATAAATATCTAGTAGCTGGTCAAAACTCATGTCCTTAATTTTCGAATTGATGTCCTCGTCGTCATTCATACTTGGAGGGTCTTGCATAACCTTGTCATTGGCTATACGCTCTTGCTCGTCAAGTTCGACCTTGACTTCATTCGGACCCTTTCCGGATTCCTTCTCAAGTGTCTTCAGATATTGCGGCTGGTCGTCATCCATCACCGACTTCTTTGGGACATTGATAGTATTGTCGTAAATTCCGTTAAATAGCATTATTTGACCTCGCCGTATGCTTGTAGTTTATCAAGCGAACGAAAAAATGACCAAGGTATAAACTCGTATTTAAACGAACATTATAGTAGGTACCAATATGTTCCACGTAACTGACGAAGATAAATTCCTGGGTCTAATCGACACGGTCGCAGCTGAACCGATCGATGATGAACCATACAGCATCGTCAAAGACCCTAAACCAGTAGTGGAGACCGTCTGCACGTTCGATGGCGTCCAGATTGATCTCGAAAGCTGGTCTAAGAGCGATGGCGTTGCAACAGACTCAAACAAGGTCGGCAAGGCCAAAACGGCTCCAGATCCGAAACTGACAAAGGCTGCACCTAAGACTTCTTCCGAAAAGAAGGATGATGGCAAGCTTGTGGAAAAGGACGAGGTCGACGACAAGAAAAAGAAAGACCAGATTGTTGAAGTCAACGCTGAAGCTGAAGTGAAAGCCGAAAAGGCTCCTGAAGCTGGTAAGGGTGGTGAATTCGACAAGGCTGCCAAGTCTGCCGCTACGTCTCAAGAAAGCGAAGCCAAGTCCAACAAGAAGTTCGCTCCGGGTTGCGATATCCAGAAGCGAATCGACATGTTCAAGAAGGGTGTAGCTAAGCTCGGTGTCGATGAAAAGACTAAGGCGGATACTACCAAGATCTTGAAGGAATTTGACCAGATTTCTTCGTATCTAACTGGTAAGTAATATCCATAAAAATTGGCAAAACCGTCAGAAATGGCGGTTTTTGTCGTCTTGTGACATAATTTGCAATTCAAACTCCTTATTGCTAACTTCAACCCATTAAGAATCCCTTATGCCCGTAGTAAACGAAGAACAGAAACCACAAGTGAGACCGATGTACCGCTCGGTCTACCACGATACCGATAACGACCGTATGTACGTATGGTATGTTGACGGTACTTTTGACGCTGTACCCGTCAAGCACGAGTTTTATACTACCATTAAGGGTCAGTACAATGCCGTCGAATGCGGAATGAAGAACATCTGGGACCAAGATGTCTACAAGATTGAAATCAAGAAGCGCGAAGGATTGTCTGCCTACGAATTTGAAAAGCGCATCCGCCAAGACCATAGCGGACCGAACAACAACCTCGCGGAAATCGATATCGACCCGCGATGCCGTTTCCTACAAGACCATTATAAAGACGCTGGAATGATGTCTCCGAAGATGGAGGACATCAATCTGTGCTTTATGGATATTGAAAACGCCACCACCGGACGATTCTCCGCGCCGGTCGAGGCGTTGTACCCAATCAACGTAGTTACCCTATCGTTTTCTAAAGGGAAAAAGCGTTACACTTTCGGCTTGCAGCGCGATATCGATGAAAAGTCGAAAGAGTTTTTACGATCCAAGAATTGCGAATATGTTTTGTGCAGTAGCGAAGCTGACCTTATTTCGAAGGTGATGTATTGCATCGGTTCAAACGATGTAGACATCCTCTCCGGTTGGAACTTCGGGTACGATACCGTGTATATGGCCACTCGTATCAAGAAGCTTAACGAAGGTCTTCCTCGCGCACAGCAGTTGTCCCTAGACTTGATGTCCAGAATGCGTGGGCATAACAAGCACGCCTATTTGAACAAGGAGAATGAACTTGTCATTAACGGTACTGAAGTTATCGACTTCCTTGCCTTGTACAAGAAATATACGTTTTCCGAAGAATCTTCTTATAAGTTGGACTATATCGGTGGAAAGGTCGTCGGTCAGCACAAGGCTCCGCTTCCTGACGGCTACCAGTCTTGGATTAACCACTGGTCTGACTATGTAGTGTATAACTTTATCGACGTGGAACTTCTGGAACTCATTAACGAGAGGACCCAGATGTTCAAGCTTGCCGTTACCTCGGCTGCCGCCGCTCGTGTTCCTGTTTCGTTCGTGTTTGAGTCCAAGAAGATGCTGACTGGCTTCGTGCTGGATCACTTGCATCATACTGGACGCGTGTTCCCTCCGTACAAGACCCAGACCAAGGAAGAGTTCCCCGGTGCTTTCGTTTACTCCGTTCCGGGCTACAAGGAATATTTGGTTTCGTATGACTACCGTTCACTATATCCGTCGATTATGATGACTTTCAATACCTCTCCGGAGATGAAGGTCACTTTCCCGATTGATTATGTGCTGACGGAGGAAGAACGCAAGAATCTTATCAAGTCTCCTTGGGACCACAATGGCCGTTACCAAGTCTACTTCCGCAAGGACAAAATCGGCGTCGTTCCCGAAGTTACTCGTCTTCTTTTCGACGGTCGTTCGGACTTGAAAAAGAAGATGAAGAAGGCGAAGAAAGCCGGTGACAAGGAAGGTGCCGCAGTTTATGACATGATGCAGAAGGTGTACAAGGTATTGGGTAACTCTTTGTACGGTCTTCTCGGTTCCAACTTCTTTGCACTTTACGACGTTGACAATGCAGCTTCGATCACTGCTTACGGTCGTAGTCTTATCAAGTTCACTATCAAGTGCTTGACTGAGTATATCAACAACGACATAAGCACGGACGACCGTTTCTACAACGTATTCGGCTACCGTCCAGAAATCGACCCGGAACTGGTTGGTTCATTTACGGCTTCGGAACTCAATGATAAGTACCAGCGTATAAGCCATTTTGAAGACGACGATATGGAAGAAACTGAACTAGCCGACTCGTTTTCTGATGCGGAAAGCGACGTATATTACAAGAGAATGAGCCACGGTGATACCGACTCATTCTTCGTGAAGTTCGGCGATATTTTCGAGCCGTTCAGGTTGAAGCAAGGAACTGGAACATCGGTTCTTGTATTCAAGGGTCATGAACTTGTCGAGCACGAGAAGTTCGACAATGAGCATGAGCTTGATTCCAAGAAGTTCTTTAATAAGATGTGCCTCAAGTATGGCAAGGACGGATGGACGTCCGCAGAGATGCGTACACCAGACGAACATACTGGATTCACCAAGTGCCAGATTACGTTTGCCGACGGTATCTATTTCTGTGGTGACTATAGGGTTATATACAACCGCTATCGTCTCACTGATTTCTGCCGTATTCTTGATGCTTGCATCCTTGAAGAGGAACTGGATAAGTACATGCTTGCCTACGCTAACAAGTGGAACTACTTAACAAACGAGCTGTTCCTCAAGCGTGAAAAATGCATCTACAAGTCCATTGTTACGGCCAAGAAAAAGTATATCTGCTTGGTCGAGTCAATGGAAGACATCGTTTACCTTAATCAAGGTCACAAGGACGAGAATGGTAAGTGGATTCAAGGCGATTTGTCAGTCAAGCCAGAATACGCTATCACCGGTCTTGAACTAGTCCGTAGTTCCACCGCTGTATTCGGTCGTGACCGTATGATGGAAATGGTGGACTTGATGATGGATGGTCTTGACCGTACTAAAGTTCGCAACCGCTTGCTTGAAATGAAGAAGGAATTTTTCAAGGCTGTTGCTGACAATGACATCAACTACATCGCTTGTCCTAGCGGCGTCAAGACGGCACCGCCTCCGTTCGAAGTCCTTGAAAAGATGACGACCGAGGAAAAGCTCGCAAACAAGTACGAATGGCGTTGCCAAGGTGCGTCCGTTTGGAACTACTTGATTCTGCACGACCCGGAACTGTCCAAGCACACCTACGAACCGGTTGCCGCTGGCTCCAAGATCCGTTTCATCAAGAAAGCTGACAAGTTGTTCGGTGTGTCTATCATCTGCTACACTGGTGATGAATGTCCAGCTAGACTGCTCGAAATATTCCATCCGGACTGGGAAGAACACTGGAAGACCAGCGTCGCCCAAATTCTTGGAAGACTGTTTGAGGCCGTAGGCTGGGATGAACAGCTAGAATATGACGAAAGCGACTTTATGATGGAGTATTTCTAATGATTAAGCCAACCATAATCGAAAAAATTCTGGCTAGACTCCAGTATTCAACAATCGGTAGGAAAGTCGAGTTGTGGTTTCGCCGTCGTCGTAACAAGAAGCTTGTCGATGAGCTTCCGTTTTTGCGTCCGTTGAATTATGACGGTTCGGTCGATACTAAGTACGACTATGATTGGACTCAATTGGACAATTTTCCAAACGGTTGGCGTAAGCTCATTATGAAGCATCTGAAAGCCGTGAAGGAAGTCTTGGTAAAGTATGGACAGATGGACAAGCTGATAATTGTCGAATCAAAGGAGAAGTGGGGTGAAGCTCGAATCTACTACTCCGGTCTGGACAATGCCGACTGCTACGATGAAATAGACGAAATCTTTAACCGTATGAGTGCGGAGAGCGGTAAGACGTGTTGCGTCTGCGGAAAGAAAGCGGAATACCAGACGATTGGCTGGATTCTGCCGTTCTGCGGGAAGTGCATCAAGCGTACGACTGGTCGTAACCGCAAGATCGAGAATTAGGAGCTTGCCGTGCTGGTATCTGCCGAAACATTCTCAGGGAATCCGTTGCCCATAATGCCGAGCGACGTGCGACCAGCTGCCGGATATACGGCTGCTTTTGCGCCTTGTTTGGCAGCATGGCAACGTGCCAGTGCCTTGTCGGAGACCGTCTGCTTGTCGAAGTATTCGTTCTCGTCAAGCTCGTCGGTACAAGTACGCGGCTGCGGAATGTTCTGCGGTGGGTTCACGTCGGAACATACTTGTTCGTACAGCGATGTTGCGGCCTTGCCGCATTCGCTTTTAAGATTAGAAACATAGGAATAAAAATTAACCTTCGACATACTAGGAGTTTATCATGATATCTATTGGAAACACTGGATTTAACGACGAAAACGGAATCGGAGCTGAAATCCGCAAGAATGAACCTTGGACTAAAAAGTACGAAGGTCACGACCTTACTGGTATTATATTACCGACCGACATCCATAATGAAATCGAGTTCGCTCTGGAGAACAATTCTCTGACGGACTACATTTTCCATTCTGGTGCTCCGGGAACTGGTAAGACATCCCTTGCGAAGGCCATTCCGGAAATGCTCGGCGTTGACAGCAAGTTCTTCAAGTGTACGAAGGATAGCGAAATTATGGACTCCATCGAGGAGTACATTATGTACAGCTCTCCCAACGGAAAGCCGCGCTTTATCATCATCGACGAAGCCGACAAGCCGAAGGATGCCGACCGTCTGTTCCGTTTCCTCCAGTCTACGATTTCCGAAGAGACCAGAACTGTGCGTTTTATCTTGACGATGAACGATTTCTGGCGTATTCCGGATGCCATTGTGTCACGATGCCATCCTATCGAGTTCACGGTTCCGTCTCTTGAAGACCGTGATTACAAGAATCGCCTTTACAAGCACTTGATGAAAATCGCTATGAGGGAAACCGAGCCGTTTGGCTGCAAGGTTGACAAGAACACGATTGTCCGCTTGATTAACGACTATTTCCCGGACATCCGTCAGATGATTGTCTGTATGCAGTCGATCTTCAACAAGAACCGTGGTAGCATAACCGGTGAACCTCCTCGTATTGGTGGGGAGATGATTTCCGAGCTTTTCCGCTTGACCACGACGTACCAAGTCGTCCCGCTCCGGCAGTACATTTCGGCACAGGTCAAGTTCCCTCGCAGCATCTATACTCCGTTCTGCGACTATGCCGTTGAACACTTGCCGCAAGATGTTTTGCTTCCGTTTGGAATCCTCGCTGCAGATTACATTTTCAAGTCTGCTCACGCGGTCGACCAAGAAATCAACCTATGGGGATTCTTGCTGAACGTGATGAAGGTTCTCCAGTCCGCCAAGAAAGAGGTCAAGTAATGTCGTTTGACCACAAGAAGTTCATAGCCGACCGACAGCTTGGCAACCCGGTCACAGGAGCCGACGTTGCGGATTTCGACTCATATGCCGCGCTGTACACCTTGTCGATGACGCCGGGTCTAATCAATGCCATTACCGCTATCAATACTATTCAATTTACTAAATTGTCTAAGCATACCCAAGCTAAGGTGATGGAATGGTTCAACAAGAAGCCAATTAGCGACGGCTATATACGGGCATATCCGTCAGAGATTAACGCGGTTAATCAAAGACGCGAACGTATAATGGACGTTTACGACGTTTCTATGCTTGAGGCCGATATGCTGCAGCGTTACGGACTTGTCGATATGGATCTGATAAACGAGTTCTATGAGTACAAGACGAATGGTATTCTTCCGAAGGCGAAGAAGGCCAAGAAATATAAAAAAGAGGATAAATCTAATGGAACCGAATTGGAAGAAAGTCATTGACGAACTGCCGTCCCACGGAAGAGCGGTCGCCATTTTTCCGCATCACAATGGCAACGAGTTCGCTTGTTGGAATGATTACCACCAGTGCTGGGACACGCCGGACGGGGATGACTACATGTGCGATAAGGATTCCGTGTTTTGTTGGTTCGAAATTCCGGACGTTCCCCAAGAATTGAAAGATGAATGGGCAAATGGTAAATCCAAATAGTGAAGATGTCCAGCTTCTGATGGACACGTTCCACGTCGACAAGGACAAGGCTATCCGTATGATCGAGGGTGGCTGGAATGTCGACTATATGAAAAAAGGCATCTTTGATACAATAGATGCCGAGGTTAATTTGGAGAGTAAGGTCAATGACCTGAAGAAGGCCGTCGACTCGTCACTGCAGAAGACTGCCGAGTTTCAGAAGGACTTTAAGTAGGTTCTGGGTCTGGTCACCGTTGGCGTTGCCGTCGGTTTCGTCTTCCTCTGGTTCTTTCGGTCTGTAGTTACCATTCTCGTCGAGTTCAACTGCGCTATCGGTGTCGTCCAGCTTTTCAGTCTGCTGGGCGACATTTTCTTCATTAGAAACCATTTCCGGAGTCTGTTCTTCATCCTTGACCTTATCGAACGAAAGGTCTTCTCCTTCGATTCGTAGAGCGGTATCAGCATATTGCGAAATCAAGTCTAGTAATTGTTCGTCGGGAGGATTCCCACGAAAATCGCCTTCTCCAGACGCGAAATCATATAAATATTCAGCTACGGTCTTACCTTCGACATCTTGTTCAAACCATGCGTTTCCCGGTTCAGTATTCTCGGTATCTCCCGGAACTGTAACCGCGTTATAGCACATATCCTTCTGCAGAAGTTCTTTCAGTAGCTGATAGTTGACAACTTGTGTGGTTTTTCCGAGTGCTGCTTGAACGAGTGTTTTTAACACGGTGTCATAGTTAGAATCCTTTGCCGTAAGTACGATAGGGTCGATTTTGAGCAAGTCTTTCAGCTGTAACGCGGCCCATATATGAAGTTGGGTCGTCCATTCGCCGTCCGACGTGCGGATAGGCTGTACAAACTGCATGGGAAATTTCAGCAGAGCGCGACGTGATGTCGGAGAAATTATGTCTGAATTGTTGTTCATAGCGTTCTGAAACGCCTCGATAATCGCCTTGTCGTTTGGACGTGCTGCCTTCAGCTCGTTCAGCTTGTAGTTCATAATCGTGCAAATTTCTGCGGTTTCTGACATTTTGGCGCCGTCTTTGATGTTCTAAACGGAGTTTATCAGTTTTGAGCGACAAAAAATCGTGACCACGCCATAAACTTTGTGGAAACAAACGTACCATGAGGTAAACTATGGGAACTAAAATGGGTTTTCCGCCGGGTGTACGAATCCAGCTGCGCGATAATTCTGGCTACTCTGTAGTCGAGAATCCGGCTACGACAGCCGGTATCGTCGGTTTTGCTTCTAAGGGTGAATTGAACAAAATCATCCAAGTGAATACGACCGCCGAACAGGACGCTAAGCTTGGTTATGGCTACCAGAGCTACAAGTACAACCAAGGAATGTATGCTGCTCGTGCGGTGCTCGACGCTGGCGGCGTTGTCGAATTTGTCCGTCCGTATGGCGAAGAAATCGACCGTACAGACCCGCGTAAGCGTGATTTGAAGACTGACGCCTTTGTGGTTGCGTTCGACAAGAATGCTGGTCAGTATGCGCAAAAAGATAAGCGAGATTCCTTTAAGATTGAACATTTTGCTGCTACTCGTTTCAAAACGGATGGTGCCGCCGCGTATGGTGTTAAACGTAAGATTAACAACATCGCCGAAGCTGTTGTTTCAGGAAGCAACGTAGACTTCGGTCTTACGGCTGCCGAAGACTATGCCGATAGCGAAAAGTCTCGTAAGTGGGATGGTGAACATTGTACTGATATGGTACTCTTTTCCATCTTGAACCGTGACCCAAGTTATGCCTACCGAGCATATGACCGTTTTGAAGTTGTTGGTACTCCACAATATCAAGATAATTCTACGGTTGAAGTGACACTTGCGTCTAATCCGACGTTCGTCATCGGCGACAAGGTGTTGTTGCCAGCGTCTGGTGGTCGCAATAACATCGACTTGACGGCAACTGTGACAGATATTTTGGATGATCACAAGGTTGAACTTAAGATAGATGAACCGCCGTCTAGCGGAAATCAGTTCTTTACATCCGTAATCTTTTCTCCCGATAAGGCATCTGCTATCGAGGACGGTTTCGACTACATGACCATCAAGACCGCTGTTGCCGGCCAAGGTGTTAAGAAATTTGATGCGATTCAGTGGGGTGTTCAGAGGGATAATAACAACGCTAATTTCGTCACGTTTAATCCTTCTAGCATAAAGATTGGTTCTTCGTTCATGTTTAAGAACAGGCAAGGCAATCTTGAAGAAATCCGTCTTTGGATGTCTACCCCAGTTACCGTTAATGTCGCAGTTGATACCGATACATTGACCATCCCTGCGACAGATATGCAATTTGTTGAAGGTGACGTTCTATCGTTTAAAATGGGTGATGTGCTTTATTCAGATCTTGTTGTTAAAACTGTTGACGATAATGGTGCTGCGGTAGTAGATTCACCGTTTACTCAAAGTGAACCAGCTAGTATATCTGTTCAGTTGACCATTACAGAATGTTCTGAAGATGTGCTTTATGCTGACATTACGGACGCTAATTCGTGGACTGATGTTGCTAACGCCGTCGTGAAGGTGATGAATAGCTCTAAACTTGGTTTTGCTAAGAATGCAGTTACCAACGACATCAATAGTGCTAGCGGTAATAAGTTCATCGTTGATCCGAATGCGGCATTTGACTATGCAATCGGCGACAAGGTTGTTGTGGTATTGGGTAGTGATGAAAGTATTCCGGATGCATCGATTGTTGACGCGGTGCTATCTACCAAGCTTGAAGTCACAGATGTCAATACGTTCAACGGTGAAATTACGGTAAACGCCGCGCATGGTGTCGTCATGACACCTGGTGTTCGCTTGCAACTTCTCAACCTTTCTACTACATCTGCTACAGCGTACAATGCGGTAACATCTGTAAACGGTGTTGAAGACGGTAGTCAAACAGATATTTCAATAACGGTTCCAGCTAATCAAACTGATGGCACGGCATCATGTGCTTTAGAAAATGGTTATGACCGAGTAGTTGTATCGACGACCTATGCTAATGCTGTTGTTAGTTGGTCAAATAATACGATTACGGTTAGCTTTGATAACGAATCCGACCAACCTCGAACGGTTACCGTTAAAGCTACGCAGCAACGTGACGTGGTTATCGACGTTGTGACGACCTATATCGTTTCTAGCTACACGATGTACGTAAGCTCGGCTGACCAAAAGCTTGAAGTAATTAACAACGATGAACTTTCTGAGATTACGTCTAAGAAGGACGTTTGGAATATCGACGTGGAAAAGTCCAAGAAGGTACTTGCTGACAGCGATATCGGCGCGACTTTCCTTGGACTCGGTCTTGCCAAGACTGATTACATTGATGTCGACTTTGACAACAATCCTCATCAAGTCTATGTGTTGACCGACGAAGGTGCTACAATCGCACGTATGTACCTTTCTATCCGTTACCGCTTTAATGGCAAGGTTTACGAGTTCGACGGTACGATTGTTCCTTACAGCACTTCCACTAAGGTTCAGCTCGGAATCAAGTATTCTGCTGATTATGAGCTTACTGACAGTGGTCTAGAATTCGTCATGAATGATTCTGGTGTTCTCGACTACTTCCTCGAAAATAGCTCTTACGACTTGTCTCAGTCGCTTGTCGGCGGTACACTCAACGGTTCTGTCATGGCGATTGCATACAACCAGGAAGACCCTGCTATCAAGAACGACGCAGTCTGGACTTACAATCCGTTGAACAACCGTTCTGGCAGCACTCTCTCGACGGTATGGAACCTCTTCCTCAACAAGGACGGTTCTGACGTCGATATGCTAGTATCTGCTGGTATGGCTATCAATAACCCGTTCATGAACAAAATTGAAACCTTGAATACTCAGGTTATGCAAGCTATGTTGAACGTGTGTGAAGCTCGTAAGGACTGCTTCGCAATCTTCGACGGTGTGTCTGAACCAGATATAGCCAAGGCTCTCAAGAAGGACATTGCTGCTACCGGTTTCGTATCGAATCTTGGCCGTTGGGGTATGCTTTACGACGGTCGTGGTCTCGTCCAAGACTCTGTGTACACCAATGGTGAAGCGGAAATCATGAAGTCCGTACAGTTGGCTTCTATCATCACTGGCAACCGTCAGTCTGGAATCTACTGGATTCCGCCTAGCGGTTATGACCAAGCTCCGGTTCCTTCTGCTTGGGGTACCAAGGAAAAGTTCCAGCGTACCTACAACTCCGAAGACAAGAACTGCGATGTTGGTAAGCTCAGCGACATCCACGTCAACGCAACTCGTGTGAACAAGGAAGGTATGTTCATTTGGGGTGACTTCACTCTCCAGATGGAAGACACTGCCTTCAACCAAGCACACGTCGCAATGCTCGTGGCTGGCATCCACAAGACGTTCTACAAGTATCTCGACCACAAGGTCTTCCGCTTGAACACGACCAACCTTCGTGCTCAGATTACGTCTGACCTTCAGGATAAGCTCAACATGATTAAGCGTTCTAATCCGGCTGGCTTGATTGACGGCGTCGTGATTTGCGATAACACCAACAATACTAAGGAACTTATCGACCAGAACTTCCTCATTGTTGACTTGAAGTTGCTTCCGCCGAAGAGCGCACGCTGGATT